CGATGGATCGTATGGGAGGTGGCGACATGAGCATGGATAAATCATACGACGCTGGCTATCAGGCTGGCTTGGACGCACTCGAAACACTCGCAAAAAGCGGCGCATTTTTCACTCGGCGCCCAAACCGACGAGACTATAGTGAACACGCCGGTTTGGCTGGTCTGATGGCCGTTGTTATGCATGCGGCTTACGCGATGGCGCCGAGTGAGAAAATCGTAGAGGAGCTAATCAAATTTAGCCAAGAACAGGCGATTGAAAATTGGCGTAAGGAGGACGCGACATGAAGAGCGACATAAAGAAGCGGATAAAGGTACGGACGTTTGATGGCGACTTTATGGTGTCGTGCAAGTTGCCTCCGCGCGGTCATTTGCGGCTACAGCGCGCGGTGGCGGAAAGCGACTTCCGCATTGCTGAAGCTCGCAAGCGTCAACAACAGGTGTGGTTCTGGACGCGGAGGGACGCGACATGAGCGATATAAAACGAGAAACCATAAAGCTCGCACTCGAACACGCGACCACCCAATTGTCGAAATGTCAGGTCGAACTTTTAACACTCGAACAACTGATTGAACGGTTTGGAATTGATCAAGCAATCGACCCTGCCACCAGCCACTTATTACGCGCGGGCGCGGTAGCGAAAAAGTCGATGCGGCAACATAACGAAACGATGCGGGAATCTCTAAAAGCTAACATCAAAAAATATCAAGCCATCTTGGATGAAATTGGCGCGGCTTGGAATAAGGCTAATAATGGGAGGTGGCGAAATGTTAGCTAATTTGAAACACAAGCCTACTCAGGCTCGCCTGTATGAGCGCGTTAGCACTAAAAGGCAGGGCAAGTCTGGGCTAGGACTGGCCGCTCAGCATAAAACAGCCACGGACAAGGCGGCGAAAATGGGCCTCGAAATCATCGAGGTCTGCGAGGAGGTCGAGAGTGGCCGACGCACTACGTTACGCCGCCCAGTCCTGCGTCAGGCGCTCGATGACTGCGCCAAAGATGGCGCTGTTCTTATCATCGCCAAAATGGATCGGCTCACCCGCAACTTCTCGTTTTTGCAATGGATACTTGAGTATACCGAGCATTATGGCGTGGCGGTGGTCGCCTGTGATGTTCCCGAATTGGCAGACGCCGATAATACTAAGTTCCTGTGGCGTATCCTGGCCTCGGTGGCCGAGCTTGAGGTAGCCAATACACGCAAACGCACCAAGGCGGCGCTGGCCGAGGCCAAGAAGAACGGCGTCAAGCTTGGCAACAATAACGTCGCCGCTCTCTCCGCGGATGGTGGCCGCGCCATGCAAGCACACAGTAAGGAACACGCACTGCGCGTTATCCCGGTGATCGAGGAGATCGAAGCCGCCGGCATCAAATCCTATCGTGGCATTGCGCGGGCGCTGACAGCACGAGGAATCAAAACTTACGGCGACGAGAAAAAGCAACAGAACAGCATGATGACGAAGGATTGGCACGCACAGGCAGTCAAAAATATTTTCAAACACCGAAAACAGGACGATGGAAACACGAAACAACGCTTGAAAATGCCTAAAATTGCTGTTAAATCAAAATGAGGACAGCAAAAAATGGTGAGAAAAATGGACGAAATCAAACACGGCGATCAAGTAAAATTATTGCCCCCGTACCAGCCGATAACCGGCTTGGTCAGCGGCACGACCTACCGAGATCCTATACTCTATCAAGTTGATTGTTCAGACGGAACGCGGGTTCCTTATGTCGAAGCGACCCAGCTTCAGAAGATAAGCCAATGAGACGGCATATCATCGGAGACATTCTCGGCCTCACCGCCATCTTCGCCATCGCCCTGATCGGCTACATCGTGATCGGAGTTTGATATGGCAAAACATTCACGAACGGGATTTCAGCTTGGCGCCTCTGAGACACCCTGGTTTGTCGAAATTGAGGGCGAATATGTTCCGCACTTCAAAACCACCCGAAACGATATTTTGCGGAAACATCGAGCGGCACAAGACGGCACACCTATTGAGAATGATGCCTCGGCGCCGATGAAAGCTGGAAACTATTTCCAAGCCGGCGCACTTGAATGGTTTAACGATGAATTTAATGCCGAAATCGAAGAGCCGCTGATTGGCTACAAAAACAAGTCGTGTAACATGGTGGCCAGCCTTGACGGTGTCTTCAAAAAAGATTGGACGTATAGGGATTTCCCCATCCCGGCCGGATCGAACTGGGAGTTGAAAATTCCTGCCTATCCAGCCGATCCATGTGACAACATGCTGCGTGTAATACAAATTCAAGCGCAAATGGACTGTCTCGATTGCGAGTTCACAGTCCTGGCCGAGCTTGCTAGGTCAGATTTGATCTGGCGCATCGCTATCATTCCTCGCCATGATCCCGCGATCAAAGCCATTCGCAGCGGCGTGAACGAATTTTGGCGCAAGATGAAGGACAACAGCGACTATCCGCCGCAGACCTCACGCGAGGCAAGCCGAATGATCCCTAGCAATCGCCGCGCTGAACCTCTCGATCTGACTGAAAACGAGGCTGAGCATATCACGCGCGAGGGGCGGCAGCACCTGATCGACAGCAGTGAAAACATCATAGTCGCCAAACGCACCAAAAAATCAATCGAGGAATTGATCGAACGCGAATCTCTGCTCATCAAGCAGATCATCGGTGGCGCCGAGAAGGTCATTCTACCAGATGTCACTATCAATTTTGGCACCCGCGAAATCAAGGATCAACCGGCGAAAACCGTGCCGGCGAAGAAAGGCCATTCCACGCGCGCACTGTTAATAAAGGAGAAAAAGAAATGAATCAGGCAATTGAGGCAGTTGAACAGGTCATCATCGGCGGCGATCTTGCCGATCTGAACCAGGGTGAGCGGTTGAAATACGTCACCGCTCTCTGTGAAAGCATGGGCCTGAACCCGCTCACCAAACCATTCGAGTTTCTGAAGCTACAAGGGCGCACGGTGCTGTATGCGCGAAAGGATTGCGCTGATCAGCTTCGCAAAATACATGGTGTTTCAATTCGCGTCATCGACAAGGAAGAGATCGATGGACTCTATATTGTGACCGTCCAAGCCCAGGACAGGAACGGACGCGCCGACGAGGACATGGGTGCCGTCGCAATCGCCGGTTTGAGAGGCGAAAACAAGGCAAATGCCATCGCCAAAGCCATCACCAAGGCCAAAAGGCGGGTAACATTGTCGATTTGCGGACTTGGGATAATTGATGAAACTGAGGCCGACGACATTCCTCACGCCAGCCCAGTGGTTTGGCAGCCAGATAGTCCCACAAAGGCCATAGAGGGGCCGTCAGGCGCCGAGGAACCGCGCGGCGCTACCAAGATGCCGGAAGAGGCCGAGGCTGCTCCTCTTCCATCAGACGGTCTAGCAGGGGGGTTTCTTCTTTCATTTCCGCAGGAATATCTTGATGGCAAGGAACTCAAGCCCGAAACCCCAATCTTGTTTGCTACAGAAGATGACTGGATGAATGAATATATATCTCAAATGGCGAGCATTATGAACGATGTAGAAATATCACCGCGCGAGCGCATGCACTTGCTCAAATTGTTCGAGGAAACGAACGAGCCATCCTTCAAAATTATCTCAAAAGATTTGGCCAAAAATTTAAAGGCGCGGCGCCTCAAAGCTAATAAGAAATTGGGTCCACTCAAATGAACACTTGCCCAACGTGCCACCGGCCAATGCAGCAAAAGCAGGGTCTGTCTCGCGATCAGGCAGAGTTTTTGCGCGATCTAAAGACCCTCTATTCTGAGTTGGGATTCACACCCTCGATAAAGGAAACGGCTCAGCACTTTGATCGAAGTGAGTCAGCGATCTGGCAGCGCCTCGCGGTGCTGGAGCGCAAGGGTCACATTCATCACAGCAAGCATCATCGGAACAGCGTGAGTTTTATCGACTGATTAACGTAGTCAGGCCGTTTAAACGCTCTGCAACTTTCAGCCCACATTCGCTACATTGTTGTTCACCCTGATTAATGATCAAGATGATCTGTCTTCCACAGCCTGGGCAAAACGGCCACGCCAAGTCGAAGTCACTGCGTGATGCCATTTCATTTTCACGAGGAAGATATGTTTGATTACGCACCCGATGAAATTAAAGAGTTAAAACATAAACTTAAAGTAGACTTTGACAACGACAAGGTTGAACGTAAAAGACAAGAAATTATTGAAAACATAAAATATGAGTTAAAGATTAATTTTATCAACAACCCACTTTTTTTGCCTGGGGGAAACTCTTGGATTGAAATGGCGGAAGAACAGGTACATCTGGTTGACCAAATGTCTGAGAAAGAATTGCTGTATCGTATGGAAATGAATGTACTTCGCCGGCGCTAAAGAGATTTATCTCTTGGGCCTCATTGCTCGATCTCCAAACCACCAAAGCACAGCAGTCGATGCCATGTAGATGACGCTTTGAATTATTGCCTCTTGCTGTCCCAGATCGCTGATCCTGATATAAACGAAAAGCATAAGTCCAATGAGGGACATTGTGAGGACCGGGCGTACCAATCTCAACACCGCTGCCACCCAAGGGTAGCTGATGCCGGCAGACATATCGTGCGTATAGGACGCAGTTTTTGCGATCCCAGCCTGCTCGGCTTCAACGATGCCTCGCTCGCTCTCCAACTCCTGGCTACGCAGTTCGTTCTGGAGTTTCAGCATTTCTAGAGTGCGTTCATGGTCATGCTGATCTTTTTTCTCTTTCTGCCAGCCATCGATAAATCCAAAGACCTTTCCGACGATACTGCCGAAAATTCCGGTGGCCCCCCCCGTCAGGGTGGCTAAAATAAAATCAAACATTCACCACTCTCTCTTTCTGCCCATGTCGATATGAACAAAAGTTCGATACCGCATCCCGAATCCTTTGAACCCAACGCTCTCGGCTTCTTCTCTCAACTTGGCTTTATCCATGCCCCTCAATTGGATATCAAAGGCATGACCCACCAAGTGGGCGGATCGCGGCGCACCACCCACAGAAGCGTTGTGGTAAGGACTACGATAAGCAGAAGAAATATGTAAGGGCGTCCCAAAATTCTCTCTCAATTGATCGAGTGCCATCAGAGCCTCGGCGTGTATGAGAATGGCGCCATTACCCTTGCAAGCAATTTCGTTTGGCGTAAAAAATTTACACGGCCAAACACGGGAGGGAACTTCAGTCCAATGCGCATAATGCATCTCAACTATTTGCCGTTGAACTTGTCTCGGAGTTCAATGAACCGTTCATCTAATCGATCACGGTGGCGCTCCAACTTATCCAAAACATGGTCGTTCGCTTGCCAAAGCTTAGACACGTTTTTCTCGACCTGATCCATTTGTGACAATAACCTAGTTGTATGATGGGCATCTTTTTCAAGCCGGTCCAAGTCCTTGCGGGCGCCAACCATATCCTGGGCAGTCTGGTCAGACCTTGCCTTGACTTTGACGATGGCGATCAATGCCGCAACCGACGCGAGGACGAGAGGAATTAAGCTCTTTAAAATTCCTAAGTCGATAAGTCACCTATATCAATCCGCGTTCTCGGAGGACAATTGAAACTGCTGCTACCGCGATTCCTGCAACAGCAATCCAAAAATTATCGATAAGCACTGCCGCGCCAACGATTGCCGCTGCGGCTGCGGCCCAAGAAGAAGGCTCTATTGATCGATCTGTAATCCATTTCATCATTTCTTAACTCCTGTTCTCAATAATCCACTGACTTCGAAATACCCAAAATATATTCTACCCTCTCTCCAATAAGAAACTCACGGATCGTGTCAATCCTGATACTCCAGCCCATATGTTCAACGATTGAAAAGCCTGCTGCGGATACACGACTTGGAACCCCAATCAACTCGTACCTGTCCCGTTTATCTGAAAAGCGCATCAAAGAACCGCCGGAATTACCAAAAATTATATCCGAGGAAGCGAGCAGATACGGATGTCCGTTGATCTCGGTTTCAAGATTCGACAGGATGCCGGTGGTGGCGAATGGTGGCTGACCTAGACCTGACCCAATAGCCCAGACTTGTTCAAACAAAAAGTATTTATCGTCATCGGGAAAAAGATGGACGACATTGTCCATGCATTTTTCAGTGTCGCGAATACGAAGCAGCGCTAGATCAGCAGTTTTATTATATCCAAATATATCCGCCTTTGCTCCTTCTGTTCTTACTGCTCGGGACAGGTCATTATACTTCCACCATGCAATTTCAACAGTTGATCTAATCTCTTTCTCAATTTTCTCTTTTGCTTGTGGATCATATGTCTCTGTAATTTTAACAGCATGACGAATGACATGCCAATTGGTCAAAACGAATGAATGGCATTCCTGTACTACCATACCGCCAGGGGTTAATATCGGGTCGCATACCACTTCATCATCAACAAGTTCACATTCAACTGCATCGCGAACCTCTGAATAAATAACTGTTCCGCTACCAATCCCACCTTGAGCGCGTACTTGCACCGCTGGATACAGCATTTCAAAATGCTCTTTTTGTGGCCCGCCGGCGGACAGCGGCGACGCTACGAAAAACAGAGCTAATGCAAAAACGAACGCTTTAATGATCATTTAGCTTTATCTTTCAACGTACCCTTGAGATCACTCTTGTTGATGACGCCCTTGGTGATAAGGGTATCGATCAACAATCCGATGTCGCTGGCGCCCGTTCTAATTTTCTTTTTGGCCGCAACAATGGCTTCCATCTCTTCTGTAGAATGTTTCATCTCTCCTCCTATCCGCTCACATAGATGCGGGCGTTGCGCGGGCCACCAGAACTGGGAGCGGTGACTTTGACGGTTCCAGCAGCGGGCATTTCTACGGTGTAGGCATCTGTTTCAAGTCGATTGATGACATCGGCGTCATAGTTGAACGAAATCCCATCTACAGTTGGGGTCGCGCCGCTATCTGTGGTTTTGAGGGTGATGGCTACAGCAAAGCTGGTGCCAAACGCAGCCCAGTTAGCGTCGGCAACCGCGTTGACCGCCGTCCCGGACATGTTGTTTGCGGCGACGGCTTCAGCTTCCTCGATGGCCGCCTTGGCCTCGTTTGTCGTAGCCGCAGCCCAAGTCTGAGAACCATAAGTGACATTCGTGTTGATGTACCAGACACCTGCTGTGCCCCCATGCACTGCGTTGAGCGTCGATGCTATATTTCTGGTGGCCGTCTCGCCGCTGCCTACAACAAAGAATGTTCCGCCGGTTACTTCAGCAGACGCAGGCGTCGGGTTAACCGAGAAGGCGTAGTTCGCGGTTTCTCCGTTTAGCGTTTCCGTCGCAGTGACTGCGTTAAGGTCAGAGTAGAATGTAGTGTCAACCGAATCTGTGCCGGTGATCGTGCAAATATGCTGGTTCACGACATAAAGAGGCGAAGACGAGAGGTCTACCCAGCCCAGAATCCCTTCGGCAGGGGAGGAAGTTCCGCGAATAACCGCCATGCGATTATCCGACATTCTACATGTGTTAATATGCTCACTGGCGACATCTCGCATCACTGAAAATGCTACTTGCGCGATTGTTGACCCGGTGAGCGTGAAGTGGGTGAAGTTTAATTCACAACCTGACACCGAAATGTTTTCTGCCTGACCCACCAAGAATCCATCCGTCGCCGTGAGCATTGTCAGGTTATGCTTGTCTGCTGGCCCAGAATCGACCGTAACGGCGGCGACCGGCGTGGCGGTGCTACCGGATATATTGACAACGGCTATTTTGGTGATGTTGGAGTTAGTGAAAGAAAATACTACTTGTGAGGCGCTAACTCTATCGCCGGAAATATCATTGTTATCACATGCGCCAAGAGAAACAGGGGTATTCGCAGTGATCGTTGTTCCTGATATATCTAATACGCTGACTTGCGCTTGCGCGTCTGACCCATTGCGGAAACAGCATATCGCCTGCGTGCTAGACAAAAACAAAGTCTCTACATCTTCAGCCACCGCGTCTGTTTCAATTGTCACTGGGGAACCTGCCGAAAAACTTGTACCACTCACAGTGAACGCTATGGCTTTGCACTGCGCGCTATCGACAAAGGCTAAGCAGAAAGCAGTACTGCTAAGCTGGACAAGATTTTTCATGCCCGTGCAGTGCGCGCCACTTATCTCTACTGGTGTCTCAGCCGTGATCGACGTACCGGAAAGCGTCAACACCGCTCCTGTTAGGACGTTGAAAGCGCCGGTGTCTTTATACACCACAATAGCCTTGGTCGCATCGATGACACTAACCACACAGTCCTCAACGGCAGCGCTTTCAAAAGTCACAGCCGTACCCATGCTCATAATTCCGCCACCCTCAAGAAGACTGCCAGCGGTTATGTCGTGTATGCGCGCGCGTCCATAATTCGACACGCCCCAGTCTCTGCACACAGATATTAAACGTGTCTCACTGATCGCCGCGCATGACATATTCTGCGCGCGGCCTGACGTAAACACTTGGTCGGCGGCGGTTGATTCATACAAACTATCAATGTCTATAAATCCCACTGTTGTGCGATTGCCAGCAAGGATATCGTGCGCTACATGCAGCGCGGTAGTGGATGTCAGTTGAGCCACATGGACCGAGAAATTTTCGACATAAATTGGGCTGTATTGTGCCGGCGTCCCTGCTGTGATGGTTGTTCCGCTCACCGTGAAGGGACAATATAAAAGCATGTCCGGTGTGGCATCCATATCTTGATAGATCATCGCGCCAGAGGTAGCGGTATACAAAAGACTGTCCGACCAATCGCAGTTAGATGTATCGAGGGCTACGCCAGTCCCTGCTGTTACTGCCCCACCGCTTTCGGTCAGCACGGCTGCGTACGCATCTCCAGCAGCGGCGCCAGCGTTGATCCATGTCACAACAGCCTGCGTCGCGCTGATCAAGTTTAATCGGATGTGAGAAGCTGTGCCTGTCAATATATCGGCAATCGCACCCTCGGATACGGATGTGCCGCTCACCGTGAGAATGGTAGCCTTCATATCATAGTCGTTGCCCCAACACACCATAGCTGTGGTCGAAGTTAATTTAACCATGCTACTGAAATATGCGCTGTCGCTTCCGATTAACTCCGCTGTCCCAACAGAAATGCTAGTGCCACTGACGGTGAACACATGGGACGTAAACTCGCCGCTCCAATCATTTCTGTTGCATATAATGCCAACAGTCGCAGACAGAGACACTATGCTGCATACGCCCATCCGGTAAGCACCGCTAGACGCACCATAAAAATTTATTTCAGTGCCTTTGGACAGTGTGGTACCCGACAAGCTCATTACAAATAGTTGACCTTCGTAGGTTCCTGCGTTTTTGTAAACGACGACGAATGTCGTGGCTGACATCTTGCATATCTTAAGTACAGATGTGGTTAACGATGCGGAGAAATTAAACTCTGTTCCAAATGTGAGGCCCCCGCCGCTGTCTACTGTAACGTGTCTCGCTTGGCCAATAGTGCCGCCGCTACCTGATACGACAATAGCCGTCGTGTCTGATACGCGAACAATATCAGACACCTCTCCGGACCCCGATGGCCTCACCTCATTGACGGCGGTAAGCAAGAGTCCTCCACCAGTAGTAGATGCGTTGGAGATCGCAAATGCCCCATCAACAAACTCTCCGGCATACATCTCCCAATCGCCAGAGGCAATTGCATCTGTGTTTGTGAAGGTGGTGGTGATGGTGCAGGTCGCCACATTAGAAGCGATAGAAATAATCCTCGCTTTACCGGCTTCCGCTGTGGATACGTTTGAGATAAGTTTGCCAATATCAGCGGTGGCGAACGTCCCGCCACCCATGGTAAATGCAATGCTTGCTCCCGTCGTGGCGGCTGGCGTTAACGTTTGAGAATACGCGCTATCAATTAGATTAAAGCCGGTATCATCAGTCGCAATATCCCAATCCGCGTTGGTTTTGTTGGCGTCGGGAATTTCTTCCCAAACTGCGACTTGAGCTTTGGCAATCGCTGCCGCGGCGGTGGACAAGCTAACAGTCTCAACTGCGCTATCCGCCCAACCAGATACGTTGGAGAACCCGAGCTGTGCCGACGAAACGTGGGTGTCGATCATTTCCTTAGTGCCAGCAACAGTCGGGTAAACTGTGTCGCTGGTGCCAGTTACATTTTCAGCGCTGGTTGATCGTTCGACAACGCCCGTTACTATCGTGGTGGCATCGGGAACAAGATCAATTATTCCCTGGACCGTGTCCTCTTTTAAAGCGTTTGAATCTGTGGCGTCTGCGAAAACGAAAGTGTCCGAGGCCGTCACGGTGGTATCGGTTAACCCAGCCAATGCGCCATGCAAACCGGCAGGCGTCACAACCCGGCCAGTGTCGGTTCCCGTCACCGTCTCGGCGGTGGTGGCAATTTCGGCCACGCCCGTCGCGGTTGTACTCGCCGCTTGTTTCAGATTTCCAAAGCTCGTGGCTGCGTTTGAGACATCACTCAGATTGTTGGCTGCGAGGAGGTCGCCAGAACCCGGACCCGTTGCGCCAATATCACCGCTCCGCTGAAATTGCACTGAGACGGCATCGCCGTCAGATATAGTGCCTGACGTTTGAACAAATGTGCAGGCTATTTTCGAGTAGGTCGAAGCACTTGTAACTACCCCCGACACGGTGAAAATATGGAAGTTTTCTGGCGCTGAGTTCTTATAGATCGAGATCGTGCCTCGGAGCGCTGTCGTAGTGCTGTCGTCCCAGGTGTCGACAAGTGCGTTGATGCTGGCCCCGCCCGCTTCTAGATCGTCCATGTAGAGGACTGTCGCGCTGGCAGCCGAGTTGTTGAGCCACACCTTCCCAGCCCCCTGATCGCTGTCAGAGGTCGCTGACTCAAAAGCCATAAGCAGGCCGGCACTGTTACCCGTGGCGCCAGTCGAGCCAGTGGAACCGGTATCGCCTTTGTCACCAAGCCGGATGAACTGTAGGTAGCCCACATCGGCAGCAGACCAAGACCCGTTTGAATCAACATGCGTCAAAGCTACTTGGAGCCAGCCCGTGTTATCGGTCACAGCGCCAACGGTGTAGATAGCAAAGGTCGCGGGCGTGCCTTTCTTCTTGATTATCAAATGGCCGTTCAATGTCGAGGTCGAATCATCCCAGGTGGTGATGAAGTCAGATACATCAGGGTTGCCGGTATCGGCACTCGTTGCGTCGAAGGCTATGGCGGTGACCGAGGCGACGGTACCATGGTTAAGGCGGAAGTCTCCGGTGCCTGGATCGGCCATGGTGGTGGAATTATCGAACGTGAATTGCAGGCCCACTGCTGACACCGAGTTCGCGGCGGCAGTATCGGAAGCGGCGGCGGCTGTCGCACTCGCTGCCGCTGCCGTGGCTTGCGTTGTCGCCGTACTCGCCGAGCTTGCCGCACCTGTCGCGCTGGATGCAGCGGCGGTAGCGGACGCAGCACCTTTGGCAGCATGATGCAAGGCCGAGTAGCTTGAACCCGTGACTGCCGAATCTTCCGCTTGGAGCGCCCAATCCTTGGCTGAACCAACCGCAACTGTTGTGCCAATCGCGTATTCTTTAGCGCTGTATTCTGAAGTGTCTACAGCCCCGCCGGTTGTTGTCGCCCACTCTTTCGCGGCACCCTTCCCCGATGTCGTGGTGACGCCCGTGCCACCGAGGGCATAGGACTTGGCCGAATATTCGGATGTATCTACAGCACCGCTTGTTGTGGTTGCCCACTCTTTTGCCGCGCCCTTGCCAGATGAGGTGGTGACGCCCGTGCCGCCAACGGCATATGCTTTTGAGGAAAACTCAGAACTTTCAACAACGCCGCTGGTTTTTACGGCCCAATCATCCGCAAGTTGCGCCGAGGTCGCCGCCGCTGTTTGACTGGTGGTGGCACTGGCCGCATCCACGATGAGCGACCATTTAGCTACATCGGTGTTACTCGATATCGGCTGCGATCCCGATGAGGTGTGCGCCGTGTTCACCATATAAATGTTGCCGTTGGAGGTATCCTTCACCAGATCGCGAACTATGTAAGCCGTTGATGCCGCCCAGTTGCCTTGAAACTCGCCAAGCTCTTGAGTGGCTATCAGCGCCGTACCGGCGGCATCAAATGAAACCACCTTGCTGGCATTGTTCGCTACTATGTCGTCATAAGGGAAATAAAGCGGTCCCGATGTTCCCGATCCCGACGTTGTGCGATTGACCGTGGTGGAAAGTTGGACATTCCTCGACAGAACCGTTTCAAGCTGCTGATCGTTGATCGCCAAACTGTCTAGATCGTCATTCAGGCTGGCAGCCTTGAAATCGCCACCAGTCGTATAGTCTGACGTTCTCTCGATAGCCTGATTGCTTTCAATGGTTACAATCGTATCCGACGCTGGCGCATTGCCGCTGGTGAAGGTGACGCTGCCGGTGCCATCCGCATTCAGACTCGTAGTATAATGAGTAGTGACTGTTTTGAGTGTTGACCCAACATAGACACGGATGTCAGCCGATGCCAGTACCTTGAAGGCAAACGAGTATGGCCCCAAACTTCCGGAGCTTGTGTACTGCACTCGCCTATGGACTGCATTTACTGTGATCGCCATTGTCTTGTTCCTATTCTATCCCATTGCCATCATACGATATCAGTCAAAAATCTCGTTATCAAAAATCTCATTATCTTGATTTGCTCGTTTCTCAAACTGATCCACAAGTTCATTTCCCATTTGAGCTATATCAATAATTCTGAAAATTAGCTTATCTATCTCGACAGACTTTTCCTCTGCCGACATAGTTTTGCTAATCTGAAACGATTTAATCCCACGCATGGCAGTAGATATAGCGTCTTTAACTTTCCCCAATTCAGCTAAACTGCCCTGCCGTTCTCTCATAAATGCCGCAGCTTCCTCAACTTTTCCAGATTCCTGTAACAAGTCATAACCATTTTTAATTTTCTCAATCCGCTTATAGTTCTCAAAAAACTTGTCAATCGATGCCGCCTGTAGGGATGGAAATCTGATCGTAAATGATTTGATCCACGGCCCCCGGTGCCATTTTTTCGACGGCACTATACGATCTGGGAGAAGACCTGCCGTTTCTAGAAGCAAGTCGAGTCCTTGTAGAAAATACCTACCAAGCGTTCCAGTTAAATTGGCAACACTGTTTTCGATATGTTTCGGTGAAGCGACAGCCCCAGTGATTCCCAAATGTTTGCTTAACAATTCGCCAACAGCAATGGCAGTTGGTGAGGTGTGCGGGCCATACTGAAGATGTGCAGGTAATTTCTCATCGCTCGAACTCACAACAGCCTTGTCCCGGAAAAAGTCGTGGTTCGTTATCATTTCAAGCGGGATGGTGCCGGCTGTCGGCATCCACCCTGCCGCAGTATCAGTGGCAATAGACCCCCACATGTTTGACGCTAGTTCTTCAATATCGAAACCCTCTACCTCATAAGCAGCGTCTAAGATATGCTCAACAAATGTGCCGTAAATAATGCCTAATTCAAAGGGCTTGGGGATACGCCAAATAACCGCGTCCGGGTCATCCCAATCAGCACAAAATATCCAGAACAAATCCTTTTGCCAAGACGGCAATTCTTGATAGCGCGGTTGATCATGGTTCGCATACCACAGATAGATAGAGGGAGCAGAGATACTCGCCATTGCCTTGGCGTTGAACTGGACAGGATGATCCATGAAGCCACGCGCCATACGATCCCAGCCCTGAATACGGGCATTCAAGAATGGGATGACCATGTTTAAGGCTCTTATCGAAGAACCCATTCGGGCAAAATCCAGAGTAATTTCCCTGGACCGGAACGCTGCTTCCGTTAATGCGGCTTTACTTGGCCGGCGGGTGGAACCTCCCAGCTTGTCTACTGCCCGTTTAAACTCTCCGACGCGAGTCGAGTTTTCTGCTAAATCCGACATTATGCGAAG